TTACTGATTAAAACAAAAAGATCATCGACACGCTGTTCAAGTCGATTGATTTTATCTTTTATTGATGAACCTGAGTTTGGCTTTAGTTCAGCTAAGTAAGATTTAATAACCCAGCGTAGAGCCAGTAATCCAGTTGCGCCTAGTGTGCTTAAACCAACGGCTAAGCCCACCCATTCGTTTGCGGTCATTTCGCATTAATTCCATAATCAGCTTCGTTCCCGGATTTTGGATCTAATGCCTTGGCAATAGGTGCAACTAGTGCTCCAGCCAATATCGCTAGTTCTGGTCGAATATCGCCAATGATCGCTAATGCGACTGTAATGCCGGAGGCAGCCACAGCTCTTAGGTATGACTTTATAGCAGCCTTGTGTTTGTTTGTTAGTTTCATGCCTTGCCTCCTAGTAGTGGTATGTCAAAGAAATCTGAATTGTTGTCTTGATCTTTTTTAAAGCTGATGTGAATGTGATGATTATGTTGATTAATGCCTTTGTATTTACGCCAACGCCATCCAAGCAAAGATGATGCAATTTTGCCTTGGTGTATTACATAACTGATGCGCCCGTTGGTTTTCCCGTATTGTCGAACTTGATCTGCCAAGTATGCTGAAAGCCCTTTGTCGTCAGAAAGCCGAGCGTCAATATCAATTGCTCGCACACATCCATTTGCTGCCCAGTCTGGGTTGTGGTCGCTGGTTCGTGCGCTATGTCGAGCATCACCAATCCACCCATCAGATTTACGCACACGCTCTGGGAAGGAATCATCTACTTGCTCTCTAAATTGAACAGCAGATTTTGATAACCAGGGTTTCATTATTCAGCAGGTTGCTGTTTTAGCATTTCATCATAAGTTGATTTAAGCATTGAAGTAAATTCTCCGTTGCCTCGGTCAATAATAACGTGTTCTACCCCTGTAATTTCGTCAGTAATAAATTCAACTTTATCCATTATAGTTCCGCTCCGAATCCGACATAAGCACTTGATGAGTTGTTTTCTTTTAAAACATAAGGGCGATATTGAGTTAATCCACTTGCTACAGTAGCGGTTAAACCAATAGTAGAAGTGCCAGCATTGTTAAAAGCGAGCGCAGTTAAAGCAGCCCCACTTACGGAATCGCTTACGGCTAAAGTGGAATAATCTATAACTGTTGGAATTGTTCTCATTTGAACTGGTGAATAACAAGTTATTAAAGCAACGGTAGTGCTAAAACCTGTTCCTATACCTAAATAAGAATTGTTATTTCCTAAAGGTTGTCGCCAATAATACCTTTGGCAAGCAGCCAATTCACCCTGAACTGAACCAGTTGCAGTTTGGAAAGAAGTGGCTGTTGAACCTATTTCTAATTGAGCATTAGCCATTTCCCAATAAGCACCGTTTGGATTATTTGCTGCATCACCAACGGTAAATTTTAAAGAGTTTGCAGTTCCATCATTAGGCACACTAAATGAAACCGTAGCCCTGTACCAATCAGCACTTGTTGTACCAGTTGGTAGTGTGGCATTTGAAACTGTAACACTTCCGATACTTGTCCAAGTTGCGCCACGGCTTGCGTCTACTGTTGAAGATTTGTAAACATTCAAACCTACGTCACCAGTTTGGGTAGCGTTGCGGCGTAGATAAACACTTGCTACTACTGTTTGACCCCATAAAAACGCAGTTGTAGATGTTTCTAATAATTGTGCAATAGTTTTATTTGCTGTTGCTGTTTGAGCAATTCTAGCAATATAACGAGTGCTTGCAGGTGCGCCTGTGGTTTGTCTGGTGATAGTGCTATTTGTGCCACCGCCGCTATCAACAACCCATCTATCTACAATGTATGTTCCATCTGATGGATTTGTAAAAGTAGTTCCTCTTTGCCAAACTCCAAAATCTCCGTTGATAATTTTATTTTTACCTGCGACAAATTGACTGCCAGTTGAAGGAGTTGCCCAAGCTAAACCTGTTGATGCTGTTGAGTCAGCAGTTAAAACTTGACCATTTGTGCCAACTGCTAATCTTGCAGGAGTATCATTTGCAGTTGCAGCAATAAGATCACCTTTAGCATCAACAATTGCATTTTGAATTGCGTTTGAATCATCTTGTGCAACCCAAGTGAAATCCATATCAGTATTGGTTGCTTTGCTTAATACCTGACCAGTTGTTCCACCTTTAAGATCAACTAATGATGTATCAATGGCTGAACCAAGTGTTCTAATGGCAGCTGCACCATCTTTGACCAGATCGGTATCGTCTGGTGTTTCCCAATTAAAATTCGTTGTGTTTGCCATATTAGGCTACTGCTCCAATCGCGTTTTCCCAGGTTAGTATAGCGGATAAAGTGTTCCATGCCTCTGAGGCTGATACTTGTTCCCATTTCAAGGCGACTTGAGAGAATTCGATCGGGCTCAAATTTATGGTCAAAAATAGTTCGTTGAATCTAGTGCTCCAACGCCAGCCTTCCACATAACCCTCAAACTGTCCTGTTGGGGCTATTTGAATTGGCAAGTCTGTAATTCTTATGGGCTGACCAATAAAGACTCCTAGCAGGGCATCTCGATCGGCATCATCAATTGCTGAATTTGTTATTGGAAAAGTGATGCTGTCAAATAAGGCTCTTGGGTATGATCTAAGCGCAATAAAACGATCTGCTACCGCCTGAGCATCTGTTGCGTCATGTAAAACTGTGTTTAAGGTCTCGCCTCTATAACCAAAGGTAGCAATGCTGTCTAGATCGGTTGCACTTTCCTGAGATCCAAAATTGTTGCCATAATTGATGAAAATTTCATTACGAACATCTGCGCCTCTTGTTAGAACTTTTAATCCTGATCCAATGGCGGTATTGGCTGAGATTTCCGTATATCCATTATTCGCCAAATAGTTCTGTCGGTGAGCTGCATCGGCATATCCAATGCGACCTTCATTATCTTCATATAAAACACCAAAAGCACTATCAGCGATGAATGAAGCGATGTTATAAGTAGTATCAGGATTTGATGCTCTGTTTTCCAACACATATTGACCTGGGCGATCTATTTCACCAAGTCCTACATTTTCAGCGGTTGCCCAAGTAATTGCTGGATCGTATCCTGACCAAGTTTCACCCGCTGGCACTTCATTCCAATTGTTTAAGAATAAATCAAAAAGCAATTGATAGATTTGATCACCGTCATGATCTTGAGCCAATGTTCCGTTATAAATAACTTTTGGCAATTTAGCCAATGAACCTAAAGCAATAATTGTGTAGATAAAAGTTTCAGCAACACTACTCGCCGTAGCAACCTCGGCTGTGATATCTGTAATGTTTCCACCAAATAAAGTTCGGTAAGCATTGGTGCTATCCTTGACTTGAAGTGTTAATCCATCATTAATTTGTAAATCATAGTTTTCATTGTTTAGTGCCACCAATGTAATTTGAATATAGGATGGAGTTGGCTGGGCGTAAATATCCTCACGACCTGATTGGTGAGCAATATCTGAAATAGCCACATCTGTGTATTCCACATCATTGATGCTTAATTTCCATTGGGGTGTGAAAACTGTCATTATCGAGCCCTAGTTATGCCACCATTATAAAGCTGTGGAACTGATCTAGATGATGAATTATTTAAGACTTTTGCAACAGCTCTAGCAGATCCTTCGGGATCGACTGATTGAACTGTAATGTTATTAACTGTAGTGCGATTTTCTCTCGTGTTAGATGAAACAGATGGTAATGATGGCAGTTGTGCCGATGGTGCTGGATTAGCAATTGATCCAATGTTGATTCCAGGAATAATGTTTGCCACTCGAATGAGTTCATTTGCAAGTGATACAACCAACCCAATTGCTTCTCGAATAAATGTGATAAAGCCCGAAATGATGCCAGCGACAGTTGAAATGCCTTTTCCAAAACTTTCAGCACTTCTTTGAGTTTCATTCAATGATGCGCTTAATCCTTTATCACCCGTTAATCCTGCAATAAAAGCATTGATTGTTGGAATACCAGTTTCGTTTAAGAATCCAATAAATCGTTCAACTTGTGGCAATAAAGCAACGCCTAATGATTCCTTGGCTTCATCAAATCCAACTTTTAATCTATCAATTTTACCTTGAAATGTTTCAGCATTAGCCGATGCTGCTCCACCGTAAAGATCGGAAAGTTTTTGTTGAATTTGAGTAAATGATAAAGTTGATAATTGAGCCTTTGATAAACCAAGACCTAATCTGCCCAGGGCTGTAGTATTTCCATCTTGAGCACGACCCAATGCGTTTGCAACTGTTTCGAGTTCTAATCCTCGACCTTTAGAAATATCTAAAGCAAGATTTAATAATTGTTGGGCTTTTGTTGTATCTTTAGTTGAAACAGCAAGTCTTTGGAAAGCTGGGCGTAGTTGATCGTCAGCAACACCTGTGGCTAAGGAAGTCTGAAGGATCATGTCCTCAGTTGCCTTTATTTGGGCATCAGTTGCCCCTGTAGCCTCTCTTAGAGCATTGGCTAACCTTAACTGTGCCTGCTCATCTTGTATCGCAGCCTTGACCCCGTCAATGGCTAATTTAGTGCCATAGGCAACGGCAGCAGCAGCAGCCACCGCAAATGCAGCAGCAGCCTTCTTGCCAAACTCTGAAATCTTGCTTGAGTTATTTTCAACAGCCTTATCGGCTTCACCTAACTTCTTTTTTAGATCATCGACATCAGCGAGGATCGATAACTTAAGCGTGCGATTACCGGTTGCCATTAGACCCATTCCTTAATAATTCGATCAAAA